CTCACGCTGTTACGCATTAAAGCGAGCAGAAGAACAATTCCCGCTGGTGTAATTCTTGCGTGTCCCTGCGTCAAGCCATTTCTTTCCTGTCTCACACTGTGCTAGGCGGTGGTAAAAGCGTGGAGCGAGCACACGCCCGCTGAATGGGTCTTGGGCGTTTGCTTGCGCTGGTGCAATTAGTGACAACACCAGGAAAGCGCTAACGATTTTCGTCACGTTGTTTCATCCTTTGCTCGAGGCGGTAGCGGCGCACGGCTGCTTCCCGCTGGAGGCGGTTATCTTCAGCCTTGCACGCCACCTTCCAGAGTGCCGTGCAACCAATGGTGAGCACGCTCCCCAGAAAGATGCCAAAGAAATACGCAGCTGTGGCTCCCATTAGAGCCATCCCAATTCTGTGAGCTCATCAATGATGTCGTCCACCTGTGAAAGCGTCAGATGGGTTTCTTGGGCAATTTCGTGCCGGGTGTAGTCAATCATGCGCCCATCGAGCACTAATTGCTGGTTTGGTGTGAGGTCCATTTGGTCCCTTTCGTTTGTGCCACTTGGCTGGCAAAAGACAGATTACAGAAACGCAAACGAAAACGCAAGCACTACAAAAAGGCGGCAGCCCCCAGGGGAGAAAGGGGAACCCTTGGGGGACTGCCATGCGCAGCGAGGATGTCCAAGCCTCAAGCCACGCAGATTAGGTGGGCTTTAGCCTGCGGAATTCTGCTTCAAAATGGGCTGGGTCTTGTTCCTCGAGCTCTATGTGCAACCACAGCCCGCCTGGTCCCCCATTATCGGACGAGGTCCACCGCTTTACCCCTTTTAACCCCTCGCCTCTTGACGAGCGGTAACCCAAGCCATATTTGGTTCCTGGGGCTTTGTAAAAATGAACTTCTGAAACACGCAAGGCGGCTGAATTCGTCACGAAAAAATCCCACATGGCTTCGAGCGTTTTTAGATCAGCCCCAAGGTCTGCAGCAAACCCGGTGCTGTGCACGGATAATGCACCGTTTGCCGTGGGGTTTCTCATGGGCCTTAAAACATAGGTCCCAAGGTTTTTTGTCTTGTAACGCTTGTGGCACAGCTCAACCAATTTGGTGGTGATGGGCTGTTCTTTTTTTCCGTCCCATGCGGGCCAATACGGATAGGGCCTGTTCACGGGATTGGTCCAGACGTGGGTGGTTCTTTTGGCTTGTCCTTCAGACCGTTGCCGGCGAGCAATCCGATAAGACCGCCTGCAAGGGTCATGAGCATTGGTGAGAGGACGCCCCACGCTTCAGCGTCATTTGGGCTTTGATCCAAAGGCTGGGTCACAAAAAGCAAGCCAAAAATGAGCGAACCGATTGCCATGACAAATGAGAGGGTGAGACCGATGCCGACCACAAGGATGAGGCGGGCTTTTATTTCTTCATTAGTCATTCTGTTTTCGGGTTTCATTGACAGCGCCTTTCGAGTAGTCCAGTGGCTTTAGTGGTGTTGCAGTTTTCCCTAATGCGATCTGCGCAGCTAGTCATCACTAGGCAGCACAGGGCTATCAGCGATAAACGCAAGGTATGCGGCATATTCCTCATCGGTCATTTCTCGAATCGTGTCATCAGTTTGAATTAGTGGTTTTGGTTCGCTCATCATTATGCCTTTCGGTATCCGTAGAGAGTTATGGTTCCGCTTTGAAATGTGGAACCTGTGCTAATGGTGATGCCTGAATAACTAGTTGAGACGTTGTGCAGGCCGTTATATACGCCTGCGTCTGTCGTTGATGCATAGTTGCTTGGACCTATGCGAGTTGGGCGAGCAAGAAATGGATCGTGCAGGTCAAACGCAAGTGACAAAAAGGACGCATTACCTACGCCAACGATGGTCCATGATGAAACATTGTTGTTTGAAACTGGGGCCGAAAGGTTTGTCCCAATGCCGATGTTTGCGAGTGCGCCATAGTAGGACGCAGTGGAGCCTGTCATCTGTGCACCAATAACTGCAAGACCTGCGAGAGTTCCATTGTTAAGAACTATGCGATAACTGTCATAGGTACTTGAAAACCCCGTAATAGCAACACTTGACACGCCTGCCGTAATGGTTTGGCTACTGACGTACACCAAACCTGCATTAGTCAAAAATGTGTTGATATCTGAAGCGGGGAGGCTCACCCCATCTGTGAATGTTTTTACTGCCATTGGTTACCCAATCAAATCCGTGCCACCGATAAGTGACTGCCCAATAATAAACACCGCAGCCCACCGTGCAGAGCCTTCCAAGGTGGTTTGCCAGAAGCCTGGTTCCACCTGGTGACTGATGCTTTGCACCAGCATGGGAATGGTGATTGTGTTGCCGGTGGGCGGTTTCACTTTGACTGTGATCCGTTCCATCAGCTCTAGTTCCATAGTTGGCTTCCAGATGTTTGCCGCATCCAAAACAACATCAATGGGAGAAAGACGGGGATAGATGTTTCCACCCCAGCCCGTTGCAATGTTTGCTAGGGCCTGAGCGTTGGCAAGTGTCTGCACCTGAGTGTCAAGGCTCATGGAGGCTTCACCGTAGGCATTGAGGCTGGTGCTGTTTTTTTGGTTGTAAACACCGCCCTGGCTCATTGTCACGTTCACCACATTGCGCATTGAATCGCCGTCTGGCGTGAGCTCGAGCGTTGTCCCGATATCTGTCCCGCCGTCCCCATAGGTCACTTGGGAGGTCACGCTTTTTGTCTGGGTGAATTGCTGAAGCTGGCTGAACATTGTGATTGTTCCGTTTTTAGAAACAAAGATTGGGCCGCCCTCAGACGTTGCTACCTTGCGCAACTCAGGGGCGATAAATGGGGCGTCATCCGTAATGTCCAAAACGCTATTGGCGGGTGAAGCAGCTGGTGACGTGAGCGCATTGGGAAACAATGATTGCGCCATAATCCGTTGAAATCTTGCGCTTGTGGTTTCTGGCAGGGTGACCGTTGAGTATTTCCAAATCTCCTGAATGACGGCCTGACTTATCACGCTGTTCCAGATGATGAGCTGCTGGATTTGACCGCCACCAATGTTTGTTTGTTCGCCCAGCGGAATGTAAAAACTGCCACCCGTGATAACAGACGTGGCTACGGCAACGCCGTCCAGATAAAGCGCTAACGCTTTGCTGGACACATTGAAAGAAAATGAGATCATGCGGATTGCGCCACCGTCAAAGGTGCCTGTGGTGGTGTATAGCCGGTAGAGCCCGCTGTTGGCGTAGTCATCAATGAGGACTGTGTATTTGGACGTGGCAGATGAAAAGCCCAGCGTCCATGAGCAGTTGCCTATTTCGCCATAGCTAGTTGTCACGTCTGCATCTAGCACGGCCCACATGGAAACAGTAAAAGAACTAGCGCCCAGAATGACGCCGTACCCGCTTGCTGCGCTCACGCCATTTGTCCCTTGGACGGAACTATTGACAAGCCCGGCGGCGAGCTGTTCGCCACCTGTGGCTAATGCTGTGGTGGTTAGGTTTTGCGGGTAACTGCCATAGTCCTTAATGACACCGCCAGCGGTGAATGGTGTGATTGGTTCATCACATGGCCAATAGTGGCGGGGGTTTGTGCTCAGTACGTATTCACGGGACCAATCCGCTGGGAGTTGTTCAGAACCTAAAAGCTGGAAAGCGTCAAAGCAGGAAAGCGTCACAGAAGAATTTGTCCCTGCGTCTGTCCATTGCGGGCTCCAGCCGTCAATGAACCCACGGAACACATCATGGGTGGTTGTCACTCCACCCTCGATTGTTTGCGCTCTGATGCGAATCTGACGGCGGGGCAAGAGTTTGCCGTAATACGGTCCTGAGGTGTAATACGGGTCGAAGCGGCGGTCACGGTTGTTGAGCGTCACCGTGGCTGAGCCGTCAAAATCTCCCCAATCGTCCGAGCGTCCCCGGTCAATCGTCATGTTCCACACCCATTGCGTGACGGGCGTCCAGGTGGGGTTCAACTCATAAGGACCGTGGTCAAATCCAATTTCAACAATTGGTGTGGGGTACGGCATCAGGCAGCCATTCCTGTACGGCGCTGATAGCGCTGCATTACCCGTTCAATTTCACGCCCTATTGCTACCGGGTCACCCACGCCTGTTTGGATCACAAAAGTAGGACCACCCATTGAATCCATCTTGGACAATGGGACAACAGCCTCTGGGCCTGCTTCACCAATAAGCGCCAGCGTGGGAGAGCTCACGATGCCGCCCTGGGCTAGGGCGGGAATGTGCGGAATGTCTGGTGGGTTCACCGTCAATTTTTTGCCAAAACCCAAAGGCACATTGAATTCCAAAACATCATTGAATCCATCGATAAGGCTGTTAAATCCTCCGATAGCGCCGTTAGCAATTGCCTTTCCAAGTTTCTTTCCTAAATCAATAAACCCGTCCAAAAGTTTTTTGCTGATTCTTCCGAGCGCTGAGACAACCTCACCCATTGCAGAGATAAGACCTTTGAGGATTTCGGGTGCAAGGTCTCGAGCGAAACCTGCCAAAGCCCACAGCCATTCAGCGGCGATTTTTACCAGCTTGGGGAGAGCAACCGTGATGGCCCATTCAGCAACCTTGCCAATGAGAGCGCCTAGCTCTTTAAGCATTGGAGCGATTTGTGGTTTGATCCACTTAACAAATGTGCCATAGAGCTCTTTCATCTTGTCCACGTACAACGGCAAGCCAACATCCAAAAGCCAATTGGCGCCCGCTGCGATTAGCTCGCCCAGTTTCTTCACGAATGGCTTGATGCGTGGACCAATCCAATCCACCAAAGCCTGACCCATCTTCTGCAGGCTCGCTGCAAAGTCTTTAAGGCCGTCACCGGTCACCCATGCTTTGGCGTTGTCAAAATAGGTTTTGATTGTCTTTTGGAAACCGTTTTTGTCCACGGAATCTTGGAAGCTTTGGAAAGCGGGGATGAGTTTATTTACGGCGAAACCTGACACGGCGCTCATGGCTGGAAGTAGCGCTGATCCCAATCCCTCTTTGAGCTCATCCACGGCAACTTTGAACCGTTGGAATCTGCCAGCGGTGGTGTCTGCTGCAGTGGCGGCAGCGTCTTTGAATGTGCTTTCCAATGATTTGAAAACCTCATCCGCTGTGGCTCCAGCCTTAATGAGTTTTGCGGTCTCTGGGCTGAGTTTCTTGAGAGCACCAAACTGCCCTGAATACGCCTGAGCAATTGCCTTACTAGTAACTGCCAGGGGCTTTTGAGTCCCAGCGCTCACGTCTTGTGCCAGCGTCAAAAGCTTCTGTGCTTTGGTGACATCCTTAGTGGCTCGAGAAATCTGCGCCAGGGCTGGACGCAACTCTGAATCAGCGGTCCCCGTGGCTAAGGACACGCTGGTGATCCAGCGTTCCACGGCATCAATCTGCTTGTCAGTAGCGCCTGTGGTGTTCTTCAGCGTGTTGGCTAACTGCTTTGCAGCTGCTTCATCTTCCATTGCAGCCTTAGCGAAATCCCAAGCGGCATAGGCGGCAGTGGCAAGACCGGCGGCGGCAGCAACGCCTGCCACCTTCATTGACTTGCCAATCTTGTCTGACGAATTCTTCAGCGAACCAAAAGCCTTTTCAGCCTGCTTGACGCCCTTGTCTGAGAATTGGGAAACAATGGGGATTCTGATACTCATTTGGGAAGGCTCCTCTGGGCTTTGTCTGCAGCCTTCATTATCCCATCTACGAGGACCTCAACCTTGCGCATGACCTCATCAGAATGAGCGTCCCAAGATTTCCAGATCACACGCCCAGGGAAACCAAATTTGGCGTCAAGGTTTCCACCCAAGTTTCCTTTGGTTGCCATTTCAAACAACGTGGAAGAAATGACCTGTGCATAAGCCTTAGTTCCAAATAGCCATAGGTCTTTTCTGGATTCAGATGAATTTGTGTATGCGTAAGAACCTGTCGAAATTCCGAGCAAATAAGGCGGGCAATTGCAAAGCCTCGAAAGGTCTAAAGCGCTGTAGTTAGCGGATTCAATCAAAAGCATTTTGTCCGGTGTTGCGTTTGTTGGCTCATAGGTCAGGAACTCATTAAGCGCTGCGGTCTGGTTTGTGGCACGTGCAGCATTGAAAGCAGCTGCTAGATCAGCGAGCTCTTGGGCGCTCAACGGCTCCCCTCCAATCTGCCGCAATACGCCAGACGGCAACGCCGATTGGGCATTACGCAGACGGCTGTCCTCAATCTTCAAAGCGGTGGTGATGGTCTGTTCACCCTGGTAGATGATCCCTTGTGAACTGCCGATGAATTGCACTAGGTCATCGGGATTGAGCATTCCGCCCATGAAATAGACCTCTTTGGACGGGGCAAACCATACGGGTCCAACCTGGTCTGTGGTCTGAATTGAAGCTGCTGGGAGGCGGGTGAAACTTGCGGGATAGCCGTCTTGCGTCCTGCTCGAAATCCACCAGAAGGCCCTGCCAAACATCAGGAGATCATCGAGCGTCCAACTCATGAGGGTTTCATAAGTGATTGTCGGATCAGGTTGGCGCAGCCATGAACGTGGAGCAATGTCAATACATTCCATTTCACGGGTCTCTTCATTCCAGACCTCTTTGTACATTTTTAAAGGCATGGAAGAAATGACGGATGCGTGCAAATCTCGAGCACGTGAAATTGCTGGGACCTGAATAGCCCGGTTGCGTAGTTCGCCCTCCTGGTAGGTGTAGTACTGCCCAATGAGATTGACGCCTGCGTTGTTTGGCGTGTATCCACCAGCCACGGCAGCGGCTTTCACCTGAACGGGTGGTGGGCTAATCGCTGCTTTGTTCACTCTGTTGAAAATTGCCACGGGTGTCTCCTAGATCAGCGGCGGCTGCCTGCTCCGACTAGCGGACAGCCACCAATGCGCATTGTACTCATTTGCTTATCACCAGCATGGGCTTGCTGGAGGTTTGCGCACGGCTCGAGAGAGCAACGGCCCAGCACATTGCACGGCACAGCTCTACGGGTCCGGGTGACTTTTGGCTACTGATAACGATTCCGCTGGCGGTCTTTGTGAGCACGGCCCGCCCTACTTGCTCAGTCAAAAGGTGTTCGCCGTAATGCTGCACCCGTCCTTCATTGACCATTGTCCGCACGGTAGGTGTGAATTTCATTAGTTCGCCGTAGCCGACAACACAGAAACGGCGCTGCAAATTGGTGGGCAAATGAATCTCGAGCGGTGGCGTAATTGCCAGCTGCACCTTTGGGTCCTTCATAATTTCTTGGACCTTTTCCCACATATCACCTTCATTGTCCACAATGAACGCTGTGGACACATACGCTTTTCCGTCTTGGACCGCTGAGCGCACGCCCACAAATCTGGCTTCATCCATTGAGAGCTCGACACTGAGAACGCCACCGGACGGCATGGGAACATTTGTTTTGAGTGATTCCCACACGCCATTTTCCAGCCATGCGCCACGTGCAGCCACCCACAAATTCAGGTGGGCACGCAAGAAAGAATCTTTTTTGGATACGGCCCGCAAAGCATGAAGGGTGATAGTTGTCCCCAAAGCAGGGTTAGCCCAGCGCCAGAATCGTTCATCTTTTGGATCACAATTTGGCAATGACCATTCAGCAAAATACGTGGATGACGGCACACCATTGTCAATGTCGGCAATGCACATAGTTCTAATTTGCATCATCGCCAGGCTCGATTCATCGCCGGCAGTGGACCACATAGAAAGCAATGGGGATTTCCTAGCAATCTGTGATGGGCGCAAAGCATCATCAATAACTTCAGAGCCAATGTCAAAGATTTCGTCCGCCACAATCAAGTCATAACTAACACCGTGAAGGCGAGAGGAGGAAGCTCTAATCTCCAACGTTCCCCACGGTCCGGTCACG